AGTTTTTGAAGTTTTGTGTTGATGATGATGGTGTTTCTCGTTGGATGCAGGCTGAGTTGCGTCCTGCGAGGAATTTGTTGATTAATGGTAGTATGGGTGTGTGGCAGCGTGGTAATAGTATTAATGCGGGCGGTGGCGGTGCTTCGACGTATGCTCAGGATCGTTGGTGTTTTGGTAATAATGGTGGTTGGGTTTTTAATATGAGTAGGGTTACTAATGTGCCTTCTTCTCGTTTTTTGTATTCTGGGCGTATTACTGCGACTAATGCTGTTGCTAATGGTTTGAATGGTTGGGAACAGTTTGTTGAGCAGCGGAATATGTTGTTTGCTAGGGGTAAGTATGTTACTTTGAGTTTTTGGATTCGTGGTTCTAAAGCGTTTTCTGGGCCGTGTTATGTGGATACGGGTACTACGGTGGATCAGAATCCGGGTAATGGTAATGGTTTTACTGGTGGTGTTACGCTTGTTAATCAGACGGTGAATATTACTACGTCGTGGCAGAAGGTTGTGTTTACGTCTAGTGTTGTTGTTCCTACGAATGCTAATGTTTTGCGGGTTGGGTTGCCTAAGCCTTCGTTTGTTCAGAATGATTTTTATGAGGTTACTGGTGTGCAGTTGGAGGTTGGTACTGCGCCTAGTGAGTTTGAGTTTTTGCCGTATGAGCGAGAGTTGATGTCGTGTATGCGGTATTATGAGCGGGTTTCTGCTTCTAGTAGGCATTATACTAGTGATGGTTATTGGGGTATTAATTTTCCTTTTAAAGTTGAAAAACGAACTGGTAGTTATAGCTATGGGTCTACAGTCAAACCCGGTAGCGGCGGGAACATACTATATGTATGGTTATACCGTTGAAATTAGCGCAGAGTTATAAGGAGTAGGTAATGTTTGGGTCTAATGTTCAGCCAAAACGGATTATCAAGGAGCAGCGTAAGGAGCCTTGGTATTGTCATACTTGTGATTTGGATAATCCGCATTATTATTCTAAGTGTCCTAAGTGTGGGGATCATCGGCCTCATTAAGGAGTTGGCGTATGCCTAATTATAGTTTTAAGGAAGGTGTTGCGCTGAAGCCTAGGGAGTTGGAGGAGGTTCTTCTTCGGTTTCCTGAGAAGTTTGGTTGGTTTATGAGTAAGGGGTATTTGCCTCATTATTATCAATCGTTGTTTCATGCGAATAGTGATGGTGAGGTGTTGACTCGGTTTAGGCATCTTGTGGCGGGTCGTCGTGGTGGTAAGACGCTTTCGGCGGCTTGGGAGGTGTTGTTTTATGCGTTGTATCCTGAGCAGTTTCATCGGGATGCGCATGGTAGTGGTGATAAGAGTCCTTTGTGGATTTGGGCTACGAGTAAGGATTATAAAGTCTTGCGTCCGGCTCTTTTGACTTTGCGTAAGGTTATTACGAGTTCCGGTTTGGAAATTGGTAAGGATGTGAAAGAGAATCGTGGCGCTATGACTTTTGAGTTTCCTAATGGTAGTCTTATTGAGTTTAAGTCGTCTGATGATCCGCAGAGTCTTCGTGGTGCGGGTTTGGATATTTTGTGGATGGATGAGGCGGCGTTTATTCGGTCGGAGGAGCCTTGGCAGGTTATGCGGCCTGCGTTGTCTGATAAGCAGGGGCTTCTTATTACTACTACTACGCCTGATGGTAAGAATTGGTTTTATGATGAGTTCTGGTCGAAGCAGGCGATTGCGGATAAGCAGCAGGGTCGTGTGGAGTATCGTAGTATTGATAATCCGTATTTTCCTAAGCGTGAGTGGGAGTATACGAAGCAGCGGTATCATCCGTTGTTGTTTGCGCAGGAGTATATGGCGGCGTTTGATAGTATGGCTGGTCGGGATTTGGCGGGTGATTGGTTGCATTATTATTCGGATGAGGATTTGCCGCGTAGTGAGGATGGTTCGTTGGAGAAGTTGCGGACGTATATTGGGGTTGATCCGGCTGTTAGTATGAGTGGTCGTGGTGATCGTTTTGTGATTAGTGTTGTTGGTGTGTCGAAGCGTAATCAGGTGTTTTTGTTGGAGCAGTATGCTGCGAAGATTCCGTTTGCTGATCAGTTGGAGAAGATTCAGGAGTATCATTTGCGGTTTAATCCGGATATTATTGGGATTGAGTCGAATGCGTATCAGGCTGCTCTTGTGCAGCAGGCTGAGCGTTTGCCTAGTATGCCGCCTATTGTTCCTATTTTTGCTAAGGGTAAGAAGTATGAGCGTATTATGGCTATGAGTCCGTTGTTTAGGATTGGTAAGGTTCAGATTCGGGCGGAGCATCGTGATTTTATTGATGAGTGGATTAATTATGATGCGAGTATTAGTAATCCGAAGGATGACTGTTTGGATTCGGTGGAGATTGCGTTGCGTACTGCTGGTGCTTTGTTGGGTGAATCGTTTTTGAATGAGCCTGAGAAGACGTTGAATGGTTTGCCTGATTGGGTTGTGAAGGATAGGCCTTCTGAGATTATTCGGGAGGATCGTTTTGTTGACGAGTATATGGGGAGTATGTGGTAATATGGGTCTTATTGAGAATATTAGTTCGTATAATCGTGATTTTATTACGGGGGATCGTATTGCTTTGGGTGATAAGGTTGTTGTTACGCCGTATAAGAATCGTAAGGTGCCTATGGGCAATTCTCGTATGAAGTTGGTTAAGGAGGAAACGATTGTTTGGTTGGCTGAACAAGCGGGATACACTCTTGTTAAGCGTGATGCAGGAAATTCTGGAGACGCAAAGGGCGTGGACGCAGGAGATGCTGAATCTGGAGACGGAGCGGTTAAGGCTGGAAAGGCTAAGGCTGGAGGGAAGCAAACCGTTAAGCGACGTGCCTCTGGGCCAGTTAAGGGTGAGTGAGGACGAGCAGGATCTTGATTGGGCTTTGAAGCAGAATCTTATTAGTCCTAGTGAGTATCGTGGTTTGTTGGAGCAGACTGGTTTGACTCCGACTGATATTGTTTTTGATTAAGGAGGTTGTGGGTGGAGGATTCGCAGACATATTCTGATGAGAATCGGCCTGCGGGTTTTGCCCCTGCCGATAAGTTAGTTAAGAAGGTTGAGGATTTGCGGCGTCAGCGTGAGACGCTTGAGCGCCAGTGGAAGTTGAATTTGGCGTTTTATAAGGGTAAGCAGTATGTGTTTTATAATCGTAAGTCGCGGCGGATTGAGTCGCTTCCTACGGATGAGGGTGATAAGCCGCGTTATCGTGTTCGGCTTGTGTCGAATCAGATTGCTCCGAATACGCATGGGTTGTTGGCGCGTCTTGTGAAGTCGAAGCCGCAGTTTTTTGCGACTCCGGGTCAGGCGTCGTTTGAGGCGCAGAAGGCTACTGAGGTGGCTGAGAATCTTCTTGATTATTGGTGGGATGCTTTGCATTTGACTGAGAAGCGGGAAGAGGCGATGATGTGGAGTATTATTTGTGGTAATGGGTTTTGGAAGGTTACGTGGGATGATAAGTCTGGTCCGGGTATGCGGGTTATGCTTGATCCTATGGGGCGGCCTATTGTTGATCCGCTTGTTCAGCATTTTTTTGAGAAGAATCTTGAGGCTGAGGGTATTGATTCGTCAGAGTTTGAGCGGCGTATTTATCAGGGCGAGATTCGTGTTGATGTGTTGTCGCCGTTTGATGTGTTGTTGGATGATTCTGCTCAGGTGTTTGAGGATTGTCAGTATGCGTTTTGTGTGCATCCTATGAGTCCTGATGAGATTTTTGAGCGGTATAATGTTCGTTTGAAGGCGAATGCGGTTAATAAGTATCCTGATGAGACGCTTCCGGGTGTGTTTGGCTCGTTGGAGTCGAAGTCTGAGGAGAATGTTCGTGAAGTGTTTTATGGGTATTTTTTGCCGGGTGGTAAGTATCCTGAGGGGCGTTTTGTGGTGTTTACGAAGGATCCTTCGATTGTGTTGTATGATGCTCCGTGGCCGTACCCGTTTGAGGAGTTGCCGTTGGTGAAGTTTCCGGGTATGCGTGTGCCGGGACAATTGTGGGATCAGAGTGTGGTTGAGCACGCGATTCCGCTTCAGAAGGAGTTGAATCGGTCGTTGTCGCAGATTATTGAGTATAAGAATCTTACGTTGAAGCCGCAGATGTTGGCTCCGGTGGGTTCTTTGCGTCAGCGTATTACGGATGAGCCGGGGGCTATTTTTGAGTATAATCCGGTTGCGGGTAAGGTGCCTGAGAGTATTCCGATTCCGTCGCTTCCTTCTTATGTGTTTGAGCATTTGCAGGATCTTGGTGCGCGGTTGAAGGATATTTTTGGTTTGACTGAGGTGTTGCAGGGGGATGTGCCGCCGAATGTTGAGGCTGGTGTGGCGATTGATTTGTTGCAGGAGGCTGCTGTTGATCGTTTGGCTCCGCAGATTATGCTTATGGAGAAGTCGTTGGAGCGGTGTGGTAATCAGTTGTTGCAGTTGGCGCAGAAGTATTATCAGGAGCCGCGTATGCTTATTATTAATGGTTCGGGCTCTAAGCCTAAGGTTGAGCGGTTTGAGGATGCGGATCTTATTAAGGGTGTGCAGGTTAGGGTTGAGGCTGGTTCTGGTCTTCCGCGTACTCGTGCTGGGCGTCAGGCTCGCGTGTTGCAGTTGTTGCAGTTGGGTATTTTGTCGCCTACGAAGGCGTATAAGTATCTTGATATGGCTGATTTTAAGACGCTTCAGATGCAGTTTGAGGCGGATGAGGAGCAGGCTATGCGTGAGCATGATAAGTTGATGGATGGTGTTGCGGTTAATATGAATGCTGCTAATCAGGCTGCTAGTCAGATTATGATGATGATGCAGAATCCGCAGGTTGATCCTGAGACGGGGCAGGCGTCTTCGTTGTCGCCTGAGGTGTTGGAGCAGAGTATTGATGCTGGTTTGTCGCCGTTGCCGTTTGAGAATTCTGCGGTGCATTTGGAGGTTCATTCGGCGTTTATGAAGAGTGCAGAGTTTGATTCGTTGCCTATGAGTGTTCAGGCGCGGTTTTATAAGCATTTTGAGTTGACGCAGAAGAAGGTTGAGTCTGAGGGTGTTCCGAAGAGTGATCCGCCTAAGGTTACGATGCAGTTGCGTGGTGCGGTTGGGCCTACTACTGGTTCTAAGATTCTTAATCAGGCTGGTGTGCAGAATGTTACTCCGCAGGAGTTGTTGGAGCCTGCGTTGGATACTGTGGTTATTGATAATAAGGATAAGCCGAATGCTCCTGAGACGCAGTTTGCGGGTGTTCAGGATTATCAGCAGGGTGTTATTGATAAGTTGATTGGTAATCAGGCGTTGGAGCAGCAGAAGTTGCAGCAGCGTTATATGGAGAAGGCGAGTGACATTGGCTAAGACTGAGTGGTCTACGCAGGATAAGGCGGACGCTTATGTGCAGTGGGTGTTGAATGATCGTAATGTGCGTAAGACGAGTCGTGAGACGGGTGTTCCGCATGGTACTTTGCGTTATTGGATTCGTGAGTGGGAGGCGGATGGGCCTCCTGAGGGTAGTAGTGGGCTTGTGGAGAAGGCTGCGGAGGGGTTTGTTCAGCACGCTAGTCGTGTGCGTGAGCAGGCTATTCTTAAGTTGGAGGAGTTGATTCCTCAGGCTGAGGTGAAGCAGTTGTCTGCGGTTGCTACTGTTGTTGGTATTATGGATGATAAGATTCGTTTGGCGTCGGGTTTGGCGACTAAGCGGACTGAGACTGTTCATACGCTTCCTTCGCGTGAGGATATGAAGGAACTTATGGGGGGTTTTGTTGATGGTCTTATTGGTGCGGCTGAGTCTCGTGCGAGTGAGATTATTGATGGTGAGGTGATTGTAGAAGAGCAACCCAAATCCGTGGGACTCTTAGAAAACAAGGAGTAGGTTGATGAGTGAGATTGATATGGATGGCGCTTTGGATGCGCTGTCGGCGGAGTTGCCTGATTCGTATGGGGAGGCGGCTCCGGTTGATTCGGACATTGTGGTTGAGGATAATTCGGTTGAGCCGGAACCCTTTACTGGTTTTGATCCGAATGCTCTTCCTGAGGATATGCAGTTGGTGTATAAGTCTATGCAGGCTGATTACACTCGTAAGACTCAGGAACTTGCTGAGATGCGCAATAAGTTTGGTGCTCTTGGCGAGATGGAGGTTGATCCGGAGGAGGCTGTACGGATGGTGCAGTTTGTTCAACAGTTAGATACTGATCCGGCTTTTGCAGAAAAGTTTGTGCATCATGTTTCTAATCAGTTGGGTATGGCTGGCCACAACCAAGCGCCTGTTATGGATGAGCCTGTTGTTGAGGAGACTAGTTATGAGGGGCTTCCAGAGTCTCTTGTGCAAGAGTTGGAGGAGATGCGGATGTTTAGGCAGGAGATGCTTGAGCAGCGCGAACTTCAGATTCTTGAGCAGGAGTTGGAACAGCAGGAGCAGACGATTCGTACGACGAATCCGAATTTTTCGGATGATGATATGGATGCTGTGTATGCTCTTGCGCATTCTACTGGTGGTGATTTGATTGCTGCTGCGGAGCAGTATCATGCTATTCAGCAGCGTTTGCTTGGTAATTATTTGCAGGCGAAGACTGTGCCGCATGGTGCTACTCCGGCTCCGGGTGGGCCGTCTAATGTTCCCGCTAAGGAGTTTAACTCTTTGGATGATGCGCATAAGGCGGCTATGGAGGCGCTTCGTAATATCTCCTAGGTTTATCTATTATAGGAGGTGAAAGAATGGCTGCTACTGATGGTGCTACTCTTTCCACGCTCTCTAACATTCTCAAGGAGTACTACCTTGGGCCTGTTGCGGAGCAGTTGAACAATGAGGTTCTTCTCCTTTCGCGGCTTGAGTCGCGTTCGGAGGATTTGGTTGGTAAGTATGCGTATATTCCGCTGCATAAGACTCGTTCTGGTGGTATTGGTGCGCGTGCTGAGCAGGCGGCCCTGCCGGTTGCTGGTAAGCAGGGTTACGATAAGGCGACGTATGATCTGAAGTACCTGTATGGTGCTGTTCAGGTTACTGGTCCGTCGGTTGCTAAGACGAAGAATGAGGCTGGTTCGTTCTTGCAGGTTCTTAAGTCTGAGTTGGACGGTCTTCGTAATGATCTTCGTCGTGATCTTGCTCGTCAGGTGTATGGTGATGGTACGGCTCTTATCGCTCAGTGTGGTACGACGACCGCTTCCACCACTGTTAGCCTGAATTCGGCTGCTGGCAAGGAGGCGATCCGTAAGGGTTGGCTTTATGTTGGTATGCTGATTGATATTGGTACTACGGCTGATGTTGATGTTGTTGCGGCTGGTCGGGAGATCAATGGCGTTGATTATGACAATGCTACGATCACCATTTCTGGTGCTGCTGTTACCACGTCTTCTTCGCATTACGTGAGTCGTGCTGGTTCGGCTACGAATGGTGGTGCTTCTTCGGAGACTTCCAAGTCGAACGAGATTGACGGTCTTCAGCGCATTGTTGATGCTGATACGCCGAGCAATGGTTCTAATACATTTGGTGGTATTGATCCGTATGATGCTGGTAATTCGTGGTGGGATAACAAGCGTATGGCGATTGCTGACGCTGCCGGTAACGGCGTTCTCTCCAAGGAGGACTTGCAGAAGGCGATTAACCTCGTGCGGCTTGAGGGTGTTGCTCCGACGGCGATGATTACGTCGCTGGGTGTGCAGCGCGAGTTTTATATGCTGCTTGAGGATGACGTGCGTTACATTGAGCCGGATTCGGGGCTGAACCTCGGCGCTGGCTTCAAGACGCTGACGTACAATGGGATGCCGCTGATTGCGGACATTGATGCTCCTTATGGGCGCATCTACATGATTGACGAGTCCACCATGAAGGTGTTCTCGGATCAGGATTGGCATTTCCTTGATATGGATGGTTCGACGCTGCGTCAGGTGCAGGGTTATGACGTCTTTGAGGCGGTTATGGCTCGGTACATGAACATTGGTGTTACTCGTCGTAACAACCAGATGGTTGTGACGGGCATCAAGGTTGACACGGTGGCGGATACCGGCGTGTAATTGGTGTGGGGGAGGAGGCTTCGGCTTCCTCCCCTATACTAGTGTAAGGGGGCTTTATGTCGCGTACTAATGAAACATTATGGAAAAGTATTGTTGCTAGGGTTAAGGCTGGTAGCAAGGGCGGTAAGCCGGGTCAGTGGAGTGCGCGTAAGGCTCAATTGGCTACGTTGATGTATAAGAAGGCTGGTGGTAAGTATTCTGGTCGTAAGACTAAGGCTCAGAAGAGTCTGTCTAAGTGGACTAAGGAGAAGTGGCGTACTAGTGATGGTAAGCCTGCTGAGCGTAAGGGTGGTACTACGCGATACTTGCCGGATAAGGCTTGGAAGAGTTTGTCTTCTGCTGAGAAGGCGGCTACGAATCGTAAGAAGCGTCAGGGTAGTCGTGCTGGTAGGCAGTTTGTTGCTAATACTAAGGCGGCTAAGGCTGCTGGTAAGAGGGCGAGGGGATCTTGATGAGTGGTTTTGCACATTGGAAGTATCGGCTTCGCCGGTTTTATTTTCGTCGGAGGGGTTAGGATGCCTGCCGGTGTTGATAAGATTGTTAAGGCTTTGAAGGAGGAGAATCCTGATTGGCCTATGTCTAAGATTTATGCTATTGCTTGGTCAACGTATAAGAAGAAGGGTGGTGAGTAGATGAGTGAGGCTTGGACTCGTAAAGAGGGTAAGAATCCTGAGGGCGGGTTGAACGCTAAGGGTCGTGCGTCGTATAATCGGGCTAATCCGGGTAAGCCGGGTTTGAAGCCGCCGGTTAAAATGGCGCAGGCTAAGCGGTCGCCTAAGGCTGCTGCTCGTCGCCGCTCGTTTTGTAAGCGTATGATGGGTATGAAGCGGAAGTTGACTTCGGCTAAGACGGCGAATGATCCGAATAGTCGTATTAATAAGAGTTTAAGGGCGTGGGATTGCTGATGAGTGGTATTTATATTCCGGGGCATGGTGAGAAGAGTTGGGATGAGATTCGTATTGATCGTGCTTTGAAGGAGTATGATGAGCGTTTGTTTTTTGCGCGTAATGCGGATACTTGGGATTGGTGCGTGTTTGTTCGTATGCCTAGTCCTGAGCCTGCGTATCCTGTGATTGGTTTTGGGTATAATTTGCCGCCTATGGAGCATATTATGGATCGTGTTCGTGCGGCTGATAGTATGCGGGCGGGTAATCAGATTTATGATGATATTGTGAAGTCGCAGGAGGCGTATCGTAAGCGGTTGGAGGATGCTGCTAGTGAGGCTAGTAGTGAGGCTGCTGAGCCTACTGAATGGTTATTACGTAAACATGGTAAGTCTCCTGTTATTAAGAGTTTGCCTAAGTCGGGTAAGGGGGTGAGTAACAATGACGTTGGATGAGATGTATGCTGAGATGGATTTGTATGGGTTTGATGATTTTGAGACGAGTCAGAAGTTGACTCTGCTTAACGAGGCGTATTTTGATATTGTTACTCGTGAGCCTTGGCCGTTTTTGGAGAAGGTTGTAACTGTTACTATTCCTAGTGGTGAGAGTAAGGTTACGAATAATGCTAATGTGACTGTTAGTGCTGCTCAGATTACGGATTTGAATAGTGTGTTGTCGTTTATTGATACTACGAATGATATTGTTTTGACTCCTGAGCGTGGGGATGTGATTGAGAAGACGCATCGTTTGGGTGAGGATACGAGCGATCCGCAATACTATTATTTTATTGGTGAGGATTTGTATGTGTATCCTGTTTCGACGGGGGGCACGTATCGTTTGTATTATACTCGTACGCCTGTTGCGGCGACTTCTACGAGTGATACGTTCCTTATTCCTTCGCGTCATCATAGTATTATTGTGTATGGTGCGCTTGTGAAGGCGTTTCTTGTTGGGGGTGATTCGGAGTGGCGCTAACGTATGTTAATCAGATTGGTGCGGATGCGGGGATTATGCAGTCTGCTCCGAATACGGGTATTAGTGAGGCTCATTTGGTGTGGGCGCAGGATGTGTTGTTTGATCGTCCGGGGTTTATTCGTCGGCGTGGTCCGCTTAATTCTCGTGGCGCGACTGAGGTTGCTGCGGGTGAGATGATGGCGGGTGTTACGAGTACGACGGATCCTCAGGGTAATTGGCGTTTGTGTTCTCTTGTGTCGGATTCTAATTCGTCTCGTTTTGTTTTTTATGATGCTAGTGGTGAGCGTACGGGCTGGTCGTGGTTGCCGTTTAAGCATCCTAATGGGTCTTACTTGTTTGAGAATACTGATGTTCAGAATAAGGATGTTCGTGTTGATAATCCTATGACGATGATGGTTGGTCGTCAGGCGCTTGGTAATGGCGCGTTTATTAGTGTGTTTACTCGTTATGGTATTCCATTCTATGAGGAGGGCGGTTATCCGTCGTTTCAATCCTTGTATTATTGGCGTGGTGGGCATGGTAAGGATTGTTATACGTCTAGTGCTACGATTGCTGTGGATTCTAATGTTGAGGGTAGTGGTGATTTGTATTCGCAGTTTTCGCGGACTATTACGATTTCTAGTCCTATTGACGAGTTGTTTTCGAGTAATGGTGCTCTGATCACGCCGGGTATGTTTGTGTTTGATGCTGATCCGGCTAGTAGTGGCCGTCCTTATCAGTGCCTTGGTGTTGTTCGTGAGGTTAATCTTAGTGGTGGTACGGGCACTATTGTTCTTGAGAAGCGTCCGCTTGTTGCGCATCGTAGTGGTGGTTTTAATCCTGCTAATGGCCAGTTGGCTCAATTGTCTGGTTTGACGTTGCATTTTCGTAATGTGCGTGGTTATCAGCATCATCATGGGCGTGGTCTTATTACGCATACGAGTGGTAGTGTTGTTACTGGTGGTCTTGAGGGTACGGATGCTGAGGGGCATTTTGCGTCTGCTAAGATGGCTGAGACTGGTTCTGAGTGGTATGTGTATCGGTCTAGTGATCATTCTATTATTGGTAAGGTTAATCAGGCTGGTGCGATTAGTAATACGCAGTTTGAGTTAGCGCATAGTGGGGCTAAGGTTAAGATGAATAGTGACGAGTATGTTGCTTTGCGTCTTATGACTACGCTTAGTTCTGATAATGTGAATACTACGGATGCGTTGGAGCCTAGTCCGTATTATCAGCCGCGTGTTAGTGGTAAGATTGATGATGCTAGTGCTGGCACGGTGTATGATGCTAGTGCGCGTACGTTTAAGGATGTTCCGGGGTATCTTACGGCGACGTATGCTGGTTATCAGTGGTATGGTTCGCTTGGTCAGGCTGGGTATGAGAATCAGATTGCATTCTCGTCGTATCATAATCCTGAGGCGGTTGATTTGTCTCCTGATGCTGCGGATACGATTATTATTCCGGGTACGAATATTATGCGTGGTTTGGCGACTAGTGCGGCTGGTCTTGTCGTATTTATGTCTGATAATACGTATATTCTGCGTGGTAATGATCGGACTAACTTTAGTCTTGAGGTGTTGTATCCTGAGGGGTGTCTTGGCGCTACGAGCATTGTGGAGATTGGTGGCGGTGTTATGTGGGCCTCTACGAGTGGTATTCTCTACTTTGATGGTGCTAGTGTGCGTAACCTTACGCAAGAGGCTCTTGGTACGTATTATTATGATGGTGTGCGTTTCTTTGATGCTGAGGCTGATCGTATTTATGCTTTTGTGTATAAGAATTATTTGTTTGTGCATATTTCTAAGTGGCAGTCTTCTTACTCGTTTAGTCGTTATGAGCCGGTATATGTGAATCCTGCTGCGGGTGATCAGGAGGGACAGAACATTACGGTTAATGGCGTGATATATCCGCCGTCTACGTATACGACGTATGGTTATACGTGGAGCCAGATGGTTAATCGTGAGGCGGCCTTGACGTACGAGCAGATTAAGAATACGCTTCCGTTTGTTACGTTTGCTGTGTATTTGCCTACTGGTGCTATTACAAGTGTTAGTAATATGGAGTTTGTTGGTGCCGCGTTTGTTGATAGTGTGAATGCGGCTAATGCTGCTGATCTTGATTATGATAAGTCGTGGGTGGCTATTAATGCGCGTAAGAAGGCTAATACGGGTAATCATATTCCAAATAAGCCTGTTAATGCTGTTACTAATGTTTCTTATGGTGGCGGTAATGTTACGGTTACGTTTACGACTACTGCGACGGATACGTTTGCTAATGGTGATCTGGTTGATTTGGTTGATCGTAATGATGATCCGGTTGTGTCTAGTGTTGCTATTAGTAATTTAACTCCAGCACCTATTCCTCCTCCAGACCCGGCTACTTCTAGGACGTTTACGTATGCGGCTGCTAGTGCTCCTACTGGTGTTGTGGGGGTTGTTAAGCCAGAGTATGTTACGGCTAATCGTGGTTATTTTGTTGGGCTTGATAATATGCTTGATGTTGAGACGAATGATTATGATGATTTTATTACGCTTGCTCAACGCTGGCCCGGACCCGATATGTATTTTCAAACGAAGATTTACACTATTGGTGATCCTGTTCTTAAGAAGTGGTTCCAACGTATCCTTATTAGTATGCTTATTAAGGGCGGCGCTGTTCGTCTTGATATGCTTGATTATGAGAATAATGATTTTATTACGACGCAAGTTAAGCAGCGTAATTGGGCGCTCTTGCCTGAGGTGTTGTATACGTGGAATCAGGTTGAGTCTAGCCAGTTTGCTCTTATTACTGGTCAGTCTAATCCGGTTACGTGGGGTCAGGTTGAGGCGTATACGGTTGCGAATAGTAATCTTACGTGGGAGGATTTGTTGTTTCCCGCGTTTGAGCGGCGTATGAAAAAGTTTAGTCTTCGTGCTCAGGCTCTTGGGTACCAGTTTTATCAGTTGAATCGGTGGAAGCCGAATAATACTGCGAGTGCTGCTGTGCTTAAGCCTAAGCGTATTGAGGCGGATGCTTGGAGTATTGGCTTTAAGCCTATGCGACCGGGGAGGCAATAATGCTTGGTATGCCTACGTTTGATCTTACTACTGAGCGTGGGAAAC